CAGCCAGAGCCAGAGCGAGGGCGATGCCCCACCGCTGGTGGAGATCGGGGCCGAGAGCCGGGAAGAAAAAGGGCCGGAGGTGATGGTGGAGTAGCCCTCTCAGTCGGCTGCGCCGACAGCTCCCCCAGAGGGGCAACGATGACGACCGCCGCCAGTGGCGGAAACAGGGAGGAGTTGTTGGGGCAGCGGCCAGCAGGGCATGAGCGGCAGCGAAATGACCGCTGGGAGCCGCAACCCGATAGCCTTTGGCAGACCGGGGAAGTCTGAGCGGGACAAGAAGAGCTTGGTGGGGCGTGAAGTGCCGGGCCTTGCGACAGAGGGGAGGCAGACAGAGTGGAGGAGAAAAGGCGCGGAGGACGACCGGTGATCTGGTCGCCGCAGCCGAGACAGGCAGCGTTTATGGCGCGCACCGAGGACGAGGCTCTGTATGGGGGCGCTGCTGGCGGCGGTAAGAGCGACGCCCTCGTCATCGAGGCGCTGCGGCAGGTACACATCCCGCACTACCGGGCACTCATCCTGCGAAAGACTTACCCGCAGCTTTCGGAGCTCATCGACAAGACCATGCGGTACTACAAGCCGGTGTTTCCCAAAGCGAGGTACAACGGCTCGAGCCACTGCTGGACCTTCCCCAGCGGGGCGAAGATCTATTTCGGCAGCCTGCATCACGCGCAGGACAAGTACAACTATCAGGGCAAGGCGTTTGATTTTATCGGCGTGGACGAGCTGACGCATTTTACCTGGGACGAGTACAGCTACGTGATGAGCCGCAACCGCCCCTCGGGACCCGGCACCCGGGTATACATCCGGGCTACGGCCAACCCCGGCGGCGTAGGCCATGGCTGGGTGAAGAGCCGATTTATCAGCCCTGCCCCGGCGGGTACACGGATGGTGCAGCTGGTGAAGGTAAAAGCGCCGGAAGGGAAAGAGATCACCCGGCGGCGCACCCGCATTTTTATCCCGTCCACCGTCTTTGACAATCCGGCGCTGCTGGAAAACGACCCGGGCTACATCGGCACACTGGCCTCGCTGCCGGAGGCCGAAAAGCAGGCACTGCTCTACGGAAACTGGGACAGTTTTTCGGGGCAGGTGTTCACCGAGTGGCGGAACGACCCGAACCACTACGAAGACCAGCGCTGGACCCACGTCATCGAACCGTTCCCCATCCCGGAGCACTGGAAGATCTGGCGGGGATACGACTTTGGTTTCTCGAAGCCGTTTTCGGTGGGGTGGTATGCAGCGGACGAGCGCGGGCGGCTCTACCGCATCAAGGAGCTTTACGGCTGCACCGGCACACCCAACGAGGGCCTGAGAAAGGACCCGATGGAGCAGGCACGGATGATCCGGGAAGCAGAGCAGAACGACCCGCTGCTGAAAGGCCGGGTCATCCTGGGCGTGGCCGACCCGGCCATCTTCGACGAGAGCCGGGGCGAGAGCATCGCCGCCATGATGGAGCGGGGGCCGAATTTTCTGCACTGGATGCCCGGCGACCACACCCGGCTGGCGGGAAAGATGCAGTTTCACTATCGGCTGGCTTTCGGCGAAGACGGCAGGCCGATGCTGCAGGTCTTCAACACCTGCAAGCACTTCATCCGCACCATCCCGAACCTCGTATACGACGAGAGTAACGTGGAGGACATCGACACCACGCAGGAGGATCACATCTACGACGAGTGCCGGTATGTGCTGATGGAGAACCCCATCAGCGCCGCAAAGCACACCCAGCCGCCGCCCATGCTGGACGACCCGCTGGATATGGACCCGAGGAAGGACAAGACGAGGTTTATGAGGATCTGAATTGTTTTGCGCTCCGCGCAGGTCAGAGCGCTTTTGCATTAAGGCTAATGTTCTCTTTTGGTGTCAAAAGAGAACCAGAAAACCACCAGCGATTTCGACGCGCTGGATCCACGAGAAAGGGGCTGCTCGCCCCTTTCAGACCCCAAAGGAGTAGTCGAAACGGAAAAAAGCTAGCCGCTTCGCTAAACGCTTTTTTCTCGTTTCTCCGATTTACGGCTTTGCCGAGGATTTCAGGCTTTAGAAGGTGAGAACAGTTGAACGAAAGAGAAACAGATATGATGGCGGCGGCCGCCGACAACGAGCCACAGGCACAGACAGAAGGAGTCAGTCTGGCCGGGGTGCTGGATGGTGAACCGGCGATCGGCGAGAAGGAGATCAGCGAGGCGATGGCTGTGCTGGAGAAGTACAAGTCGGCCAAGGCCAGCCTCGACAAGCGGATCATCGACAACGAAGAATGGTACAAGCTGGGCCACTGGAAGCAGTACGGCAACCGGGTGATGGAGGGCAAGCGCGCTCCCAGCACGGGGTGGCTGTTCAACTCCATCGCCAACAAACACGCCGACGCCATGGACAACTACCCGGAGCCCAACGTGCTGCCGAGAGCGCAGGACGACGAGGAGACGGCAAAGCTCCTCTCCGAGATCCTGCCGGTGCTGCTGGAGCAGGCCGACTACGAGAGCGTATACAGCGACACCTGGTGGCGCAAGCTCAAGCAGGGTACCGGCGTGAAGGGCATTTTTTGGGACCCGGCGCTGCGGGACGGACTCGGGGACATCGCCATCCGGAGCATGGATCTGCTGATGCTGTACTGGGAGCCGGGGGTGGAGGACATCCAGGACTCGGCCAACTTTTTCTCGCTGGCACTGGCCGACAATGACCGTCTGACGGCCCGGTGGCCTCAGCTGGAGGGCAAGGCTGGCAGCAGCGGCATCACCGTGGGGCAGTACGTCAGCGACCAGAACATCGACACCAGCGAAAAGAGCGTGGTAGTGGACTGGTACTACAAGAGGGAGAAGCCCGGCGGCCAGACCGTGGTGCATTACTGCAAGTTCTGCAACGGCGTGGTGCTCTACGCCAGTGAGAACGACCCGGCGATGGCCGAGACGGGCTTCTACGACCACGGAAAATATCCCTTTGTGTTCGACCCGCTCTTTGTGGAAGAGAACAGCCCGGCGGGCTTCGGGTACATCGACGTGATGAAGGACACCCAGGACACCATCGACCGGATGACGCAGGCCATGGACGAGAACACGCTGGCAGCGGCCAAGAAACGCTACCTTATCTCGGACACGGCGGGCGTGAACGAGGACGAGCTGCTGGACACGGCGAAAGACGTGGTGCATATCACGGGACGGCTGGACGAGCGGGGCTTTATGGAGCTGGAGACGGCTCCGCTGCCCTCCAACACCATCGCCTACCAGCAGAACCGTGTGGCCGAGCTGAAGGAAATCAGCGGCAACCGGGACGTGAACCAGGGCGGCGCGACCAGCGGCCTGACCGCTGCTTCGGCCATTGCGGCGCTGCAGGAAGCAGGCTCGAAGCTGAGCCGGGATATGCTGAAGAGCTCTTACCGCTCCTTTGCAAAAGAATGCTACTTCATCATCGACCTGATGCGGCAGTTCTACGACGAAGAGCGGGTCTACCGCATCACCGGCCAGCAGGGCGGCACGGAGTACCGGGAGTTTTCCGGCCAGATGCTGCGGCCGCAGCCGGTGGAGAACGTGGGCGGCGTGGAGCTGGGCGCCCATGAGCCGGTGTTCGACATCACGGTGAGCGCGGCTAAAAAGAGCACCTTCAGCCGCCTCTCCCAGAACGAGACGGCGAAGGAGTGCTACCAGCTGGGATTCTTTGCCCCGGCCAACGCCGACGCCGCACTGGCGTGTCTGGACATGATGGACTTCGAGGGCATCGAGAAGGTACGCCAGCGGGTGGCCCAGAACGGCACCCTGTACCAGCAGCTGCAGCAGGCGATGGCACAGATCCAGCAGATGGCGGCGGTCATCGACCAGCAGAACGGATCCAACCTGAGCGAGCAGGCCGGGGCCGCTGCCGCTGCCATGACCGGCGGCGGAGGCGGCGGAGAGGCCGGCGCAAAGACGGTAACGAACTCTCTGGGCGGACAGGTGGGCGGCGGGACCAACCCGCTGGCCACGAAAGCTGCCGAGAGGGCGATGAACATCAACAACCCGAATAAGTGAGGAGGTTCTACATGATCAAAATTATTTATGTGGCAGACCCGGAGGGCGGGAAGCTGACGATGAGGGCCGAGGGCCACGCGGGGTATGCCCC